TATACTCAAGAAAATATTCAAAAAACATATATGCAATATGTTTATAATAATTATGAAAATAAAGATTTACCATTAACATTAAGAACTAATAACTACATGGCAGTTATGAAAACTGATGAAACTTGGGATGGTGAATTAAAAGATATATCAACAAGTAATCAAGCAGCAATATTTGCTAGTCCTGTTGATTCTATTAGAGCAGGTGTAAGAGTTATGATTAATAACTCAACATTAATTAAAAATGAAACTACTAAAAGATATGGAAATAATCCTACTGCTGAAGAAGTATTATCTGTTTACGCTGAAGACAGTGAGCCATATTTAAATGCTTTAGAAGAAAAAACAGATTTTACTAGAGATACAGCAATTAACTTTTTTGATGGAAATCAAATGAATATGTTAATTAAATTTATGATTGAACATGAAATGGGAAGTGAAGCATTTAATCAATACTATCCACCTAATAATCAATTATTTTTAGATCAAATGATTTTTGAAGGATATACTAGAGGTATTAATTCTTTTGGTGGTAGATTAGGTAAAATAGATTAATGACAGCTTATCCATTTACACCTGCAGATGCAGAAAGTTTAAAACAAGAAAGAAATAATCCTGTACAATTTAATCCTATCAAAGATTTTTCACAAGGATTTGCAGATGAAAACTTACCTAGTATTGCTTTTGAGCATATGGTTAATCATCAAGATTTTATAACAGATGAAAAATATAATCCAAAAGAAGATCCTAGATTAAAAAATTATGAAGATCTATATGATATGTTTATGTTTAGCAGAAGTGCTGAAGAAACTACAGCTATTATTAATAAATTAAATACACAAGCAGAAACTAATTATGCAAGTCCTTGGTATCATATAGGTAAAATAACTGGTGCATTTTTAGATCCATCTACATTATTATTAGCATCTAAGTTTGGTCAAAGTGCAAAAGTATTTGGATCAGCATTTACAGCAGAAGAATTATCTAAACAAGTATTAGATCCTACAAGACCAGATGAATATGTTCCTTGGGTTGTTGCAGGTGGTTATGGTGTTCCTTATATTTTAAATAAAATGGCTAAAGGTCAAATTGGAGCTAAAGTACAAGATAAAATTATTGAAGCTGATAAAGCTTATAATACTCCTAAAAAACAAACTGTAGATAATAAAATATATCAAGATGGTAATTTTGTAGATCCTAATCAACAAGTTAAACCTGGATCAGTAGGAGCTGCTACAGCAGAAAATAAAATTCAAAGTACACCTAGAAAAGAATTTGAAGGTGAAAATTTTATAAAAACTAATTTAGGAATATTTGGTGAAAGTGGGCCATGGACACCTGTATTTAGATTAGCTAAATCAAAATCATTAAATGCAAGAAAAATGATTGCAGATATTCTTGATACTCCATTATTAAAATTAAAAAATACAAAACAATATGGTTTTGAAGCATCTGACGCATCTATAGAAACTAAACTAAGAATGATGGAAGTTGGAAATATAGAAGCTATGAAAGGTATTAAAGAACAATATCTTGCTTATATTAAAAGAGTACAAGGTAAATCACCAACTACTGAATTAGGAATTAATTTATCAAATAGATTTAATAATGATTATATGTCTATTACACAATTTGGTACAGAAGTTGCTAAAGCAAGATTAAATAAAATGCAACATGAAGTACCAGAAGTTTCGGCAGCTGCTAGAATTACTCAAGAAAAAGTTTATGGACCACTTGGTAAAGAAATACAAGAATTAGGTATTCGTAAAATTCCTATAGAACAAGAATTAAAATTTTGGCAAAATACTTTAGATACTATGAAAAGAAAAAAAGAAGGAAGTGTAAGTTTTAAATCTAAAGTAGATGGTCAAACTTCTCAATATACTGCTACTGAAATAAATAATAAAATTAGTAAATTAAAAGAAAGATTAATTAGAGCAGATAAGTTAGTAGAAGATTATGTTAATATTATTTACAATAAACCTGCAATTGATAATAATAAAAATTTATTTAAAGAAATTATTAGAGAAGACTTTATTAAACGTGGTTTAGTTATTAATAATAAAAAATTAAATCAATTAGTAGAAGATCTATCAAATCATTTTCCTTTTATTAGATTTGAAAAAACTAAATATACAGATAATGTTGATGATCTTATTTATGAAAGATTTGCTTTTAATAGACCTAGATATGCTAGAGCTACAAGAGCTAGAGAACTAAATTTATTACCAGAAACACAAGCTAAGTTAATGGATAATAACTTTATTGTTAATGATATATTTTCATTAATGAAGTCTTATTATAGACAAACTTCACCAGATATATTATTTACTAAAAAATATGGTGATCCTAATGCTTTAGGTATTAAGTATATTTCTGAATCTGAATCAATGACAAATCCTGGTATTTATCAAGTTGCTTCAGAATATAATAAAAGAATTAATTTAGCTAAAAATAAACAAGAAAAATTAAAGCTTGTTAAAGAAAGAAATCAAGTATTAGAAGATTTAGAATCTTCTGTAGAGTTAGTTAGAGGTACTTTTGGTTTACCTGCTAATCCTCATCATTGGACTTCTAGAGCTATGAGAGGAATGAAACATTATAATGCTCTTACTATGCTTACAGGATTTATGGCAGCAGTATCAGATGTAGCTAGAACTGTTATGACCTCTGGTATTGAAAGAGGATTTAAAACACAATTTGAAATGTATTCAGATATGTTATCAGGCAAAAATGCAACAGGTATTTTTAAACTTGGTAAAAAAGAAGCTCAATCATTTGCAGAAGCAGTTGATATGATTACTGGTCAAAGAGCTATGTTATTTTCTGATATTGGAGATATGTTTGGTATGGGATCTAAAGTTGAAGGTGCTATGGGTAAAGCAGCAAACTTTAACTTTATGTATATTAACATGATGTCTAGATGGACAGAATTTATGAAAAGTGCTGCATCAGTTACTATTGGATCTAGAATAATAGAAGATTCTATTAAATGGTCTAAAGGTAATCCATTAGCTGATAAATGGAAAACTGCATTAGCATCTTCTGGTATTGATGAACAAATGGCTAAAAGAATTTCTAATGAGTTTGAAAAACATGGTACTAAACTAGAACATAATTTTATGGCTAATACAGCTGAATGGACAGATGATGCTGCTAAACAAGCGTTTGGTGCAGCTCTTAATAAAGATATTAATATTACAATTGTAACTCCAGGAAAAGGTGACACTCCATTATGGATGTCTTATGAATTAGGATCTACAATTGCTCAGTTTAAAAAATTTGCTATGGCTGCTAATCAAAGAATGTTGATGAGAGGTATGCAAGAAAAAGATATGGATTTTTTATTTGGATCATTTTTATTACTAGGATCTGGTATGATGATTGATGCTATCTATCATGAGTTTAGATTTGGTAAAGATTATTCTAAATTATCATTAACTCAAAAATTATTAAATGGTTTTGATAGATCTGGATTAGCAGGAATCTACACTGATATTAATAGATCTATTGAAGCTTTAACAGATAATAGAATTGGTATAGCTCCAATGTTTGGTGAAGGTAAACCTTATGGATCTTCTATGAAATCTAAAGTTGGTTTATTGGGCCCATCAGCAGGACAAATTTATAATGTGTTTGATATTATGTATGATGTTGGTGCAAACAAATATAATCACTACACAGCACGTAATGTGCGTAGATTAATACCATTCCAAAATGTATGGTATTTAGATTGGTTATTTGACGACATTGAAAAAGGACTTCGCTAATGGCAATTACTATATCTGATACAGAACCACGAGTTCAATATACTGCAACAGCTGGACAGACTAGCTTTACTGTTCCATTTGAATTTTTTGCTAATGCAGATTTAAAAGTATTTAATGGTACAACAGAATTAAGTTTTGCTGCATCACCAGCAGATCAAACAGAATATTCAGTATCTGGTGCAGGACAAACTGGTGGTGGATCTATTACATTAGGTGCGCCTGGAGCTACATTAAATGATGTTATTACAATTTATAGAGATTTAGCTATTGAAAGAACAACAGATTTTCCAACATCTGGAGCTTTTCAAATCAACTCACTTAATACTGAATTAGATAAAATTATTGCTATGGCACAGCAATTAGAGAGAGATTTAAAATTCTCTCCAAGAGCTGCTGCTACTACAGCAAATACATTTGATATTACATTTCCAAACTTATCTGCTAACAAAGTGTTATCTGTTAATAGTGCAGGTACAGGATTAGAGTTTGCTCAAGACATAACTGATATTACTACAATTGCTGGAATAGCTAGTGATGTAAGTACAGTTAGTAGTATAGCTTCTGATGTTACAGCAGTTGCAAATGATGCAACTGATATTGGTACTGTAGCTACAAATATTGCTTCAATCAATACGGTAGCTACAAATATTGCTGATGTAATAACAGTGGCTAACGATCTTAATGAAGCTATATCAGAAGTAGAAACTGTAGCTGATGATTTAAATGAAGCTGTATCTGAGATTGATACAGTATCAAATAATATTACAGATGTTCAAACAGTTGGTAATGCAACAAACATAAATAATATTACTTTAGTTGCAGGTCAAATATCTCCAACAAATAACCTTGCTACAATAGCTGGATTAACTACTGAGATTGGGCAAGTAGCAGCAATTGATTCTGATGTAACTGCTGTTGCAAATATAAATTCTGAAGTAACTACAGTTGCTGGATTAAATACAGAAATTGCAGGTGTATATGCAATATCTGGACAAATAACTTCTGTAAACTCAAACTCATCAAATATTAATACAGTTGCTACAGATCTATTAGGATCTAATACAATTGGTACTGTTGCAACAGATTTAGCTGGAGCAGATAATATTGGAACAGTTGCAACTAACATTGCTTCTGTAACTGATGTTTCTAATAATATTGGATCTGTTAATGACTTTGCTGCTAGATACAGAGTATCTGCAACAGCTCCAAGTACATCATTAGATGTCGGAGATTTATGGTTTGATTCTACAAATGACATTATGAAAGTGTACTCATCTGGTGGATTTATTAATACTGGATCTTCAGTAAATGGTACATCTGATAGATTTACTTATACAGTATCATCATCAACTACTACAATTTCTGGAAATGATGATTCTGGAAATAGTCTTGTTTATGATGCACCATATATTGATGTTTATTTAAATGGTGTAAAAATGGTAAATGGAACAGATGTAACTGTTAGTTCTGGTACATCAATAGTATTTGCTAGTCCAATAGGAGCTTCTGGTACTGATGTTGTAGATGTTGTAACCTTTGGTACATTTGAATTAGCAAACTTTAGTATTAATGATGCTAATGATGTATCTACTGCTGGTGTTACAGATGGACAAGTTTTAACTTATAATGCTTCATCTTCTACATTTCAACCAGGCAATGCTAGTTCAGCTGAAGTATATGGATTTAATAAAGATGCTTCTGGAAATTTAATTGTTACTACTACAGATGGTGGTGCAGATAATATTGATGCTGCAACTTTTGCTGCATTTGATGATGTATTATTTAGTGCATCTGGTTTTACATTTAGCATTTCAAATGGTCAATTAATTGCAACCATATAATGTGCGTAGATTGTAAATTAAATTAATTTAAAAAGGAGAACAAATGGCAACAATAAATTTAGGCGCAATAAAATTCAATTGGAAGGGTTCATACTCTGGAGCTACAGCTTATGTTGTAGATGATGTAGTAGAATCTTCTGGAAGCTCATACATTTGTATAGCAGCAACAACTGGTAATGCTCCACCAAATGCTACTTACTGGGAACAAATGTCTTCAGCAGGTACTAATGGTACTGATGGAACAGATTTAACAACAACATTAACAACACAAGGCGATATTTTATATCGTGATGGCTCTGGTCTACAAAGACTTGGTGCAGGAACAAGTGGTCAAGTTTTACAAACTAATGGTACTGGTGCAAATCCTAGTTGGGGAACAGTATCAAGTGACTTTGTAAAAATAGCAACAGTAGAGGCAACTTCTGATGTTGCTTCATTAGATATTACACAATGTTTTTCAACAGATTATGATTTTTATAAAATCCAATTTGGTATGTTAAATAATAGTAGCACTAATTATTTTGAACCTGCTTTTTTAGATAGTTCAAACAATGTTGATACAACAACTTATAGTCATAAACACAGCGAATTGTATGGTAATTATACGACAATATCTAATGGTCAAGGTATTCAAACTGATACAGATGGTTTTAGAATAATGAATAGTTGGTATCAAAATGATTCTAATTTTTGGGGAAATGGAGAAATTAATGTAACTGACCCATTATTAACTCATCAACCAAAACATATGTGGTACACTACAATGACTTGGTCACAAGGTTCTCATATAGGTATTGATTGGGGAGTAGGTTATCAAGAAAGTTCCACACCTCATTATGGAATTAGATTTAGATGTAGTGGTGGCAATATCAAAGCAGGATTTAGAGCAAATGTTTATGGACTTAAAAATTAAGGAGTAAAATATGACAAATATAGTAAAACCAATCGTTAATACAGAAGAACAAGCTTTAACAGGATTAGACGAAAGAACAAAAATAATTTTTAATGCAAAAACAGGTGAACAAACTGAAGTTCTTTTAGATGAAACTGATAAAGAATATTTTAGAAAAAAAGCAAGTAAATTAGAAGAAGAAAATAATGCTTTTTATGACAAATTAATTGCAGAAGAAAATGCTAAAGTTTCTGGCAATCAAAAACTATTAGACTTGGGATTAACACAAGCTGAAGCAACTGCATTAACTGGTTATACACCACCAGTAGAGGAATAATCACATGACAAAAGCTAGAGATATATCTAGTCTTATCGGTTCTAGTGGACAGATAGATAATACTAAAATCACACTAGATGCTAATGAGATACCAAACCTTGACGCAAATAAAATAGCAACAGGTTCTTTAGGTGCAGATAGAATACCTAACCTAGATGCAGGTAAGATAACTACAGGTACTTTTGCTGATGCTAGAATTTCAAACTCAAGTGTTGTTCAACATAGTACACCTTTTGATGATAACAAACTTGTTAATGATATTTCTACACTTGCTTTAAGACAAGCATCTGACCAAAACAAATCAGCTTATTCAACAGGTTCTAGTTCAGTTGATGTATTCCAAGATGATACAGGTATTGATACGACTACTGATGTTCAAAGAAATGCTAGTGAGTATGTAAGTTCAGTTTCGATTACATATTCAACACCTTCTTACGATAGTGGAAATAGAACATCAACATATACTGCAACTAATACCTCTGGTGGTGCTTTTACAAATATAACTAGTACATTAGATAAATGGTTTGATGGTTTACAAATTTCTGACACAAGTGGAGCTTGGTATTTTTCTCAAGGAAATACAGTAAGTTCATCAGATAACATCACTATAGATTTAGGTTCTGGCAACTCAAAAATTTATACAGGTGCAAAAATTTATCAAAATGACCCTTATAATTGTGGTACTTGGAAATGGCAAGGTTCTAATGATGGCAGTACATATACAGATTTAAGTTCAAATTTTACTTGGGGTGCTTCTGCGACAACAGAAGTAACTTGGTCAAATGATACAGCATACAGATATTTAAGAGTAACAGGTGTTAGTGGAACAACAAATGGTAGTCCATGGCAACGAGAGCTTGATTTACAAACAAAAACTGCAAATATAACTGCAAGTGCTACAGGAAACTTTACAGGCACAACAATAACTGCACCATCAAGTGTATCTGAAATGGGTGCTATTATTACTTATCAAGACCAAGCAGGTACTAACGCATTAAACACAGATATAGTTTTACAGTTATCAGCAGATGGTGGTTCTAACTATTCAACTGCTACACTTACTGCTTTACCAGATT